CAAGCCGGTCACCTTTGCCACCAAGGACCGGCAAGAGGACGACAACGTCTTCTTCTCCAACACCTTCGTCTATGGTGCCGACTGGCGCGGCAATGTCGGCTACGGCATCCCGCAGATGGCCTACGGGTCCAAGCAGACGCTGGACGCGGCCGCCTACAAGGCGGCGTTTGCCGCGATCGAGGGCATGAAGGGCGACGGAGGCCGGCCGCTGGGGCTGAAGCCCAACCTGCTGGTGGTGCCGCCCGCGCTGCGCGAGGCGGGGCTGGAGATCCTCAACGCCGAACGCGACGCGGCCGGCGCCACCAACGTCTGGCGCGGCACCGCCGAACTGCTGGTCGTGCCGTGGCTGGCGTGAGGGGCTGAATGATGGCCCGCAAGCGCAAGGAGACCCCGTCCGAGGCGGCCCCGGCCGCACCGCCCGACGTACCGGCCACAAACCCGGCGGCGACGATGCTGGTCCGGGTCACCGGGCCGAAGCGAGGTCGCTGGCGGGCCGGACGGCATTTCGGGCCCGAGCCCGCAGATATTCCGGCCGCCGATCTGACCGAAGCCGAGATCGCGGCGCTGGCCGGCGATCCGGCCCTGAGTGTCGAGATGATCGAGACCGCCGAACCCTGATACCGCGAGGGAACGCCGGGGCTTTGATCCCGGCTGCGACGGAGAACACTGGGGCCGTGACCGCCGGGAGAGACCGGCACCTGAATTCAGGAGCTATCCGCCTTGACCTATGCCACCCAGGCCCAGCTGACCGATCGCTACGGCGCGCGCACCCTGATCGCGCTGACCGACCGCGCCGAGGTGGCGACGGGGGCAATCGTCACGGCTGTCGTGGACCGCGCCCTAGCCGATACCGATGCCCAGATCGACGGCCATCTGGCGGCGCGCTATGCACTGCCGCTGGCCGCGACCCCGGCGCTGATCGCCGACATCGCCCAGGTGATCGCGATCTGGAAGCTGCATCCCTACGATCCCGATCCGAAAATCCGCCGCGACTACGATGACGCGCTGCGCAGCCTGCGCGACATCAGTGACGGGCGGGTCAAGCTCGATCTGGCCGGGGCCGAGCCGGAAGGCAGCGGCTCGGGCGGGGTGCGGATCACCGACCGCGAACGGCCGCTGACCGAGACCAATCTCAAGGGGTTCATCTGATGGCGCTGGTCGATGATGTCATCGCGCGCCTGAAGGCCCAGGTGCCGGCCTTGCAGAACCGGGTCGAGGGCGCGGCCGATCTGACCGCGCTGGTGGCCCGGGGCGAGTTGCCGCAGGTGACCCCGGCCGCGCATGTGGTGCCGGCGGGGATGACCGCCGGCAGCGTCCGCACGGCAAACACCGGATTTTACAGCCAGGCCGTCGGCCGGCTGGTGAGTGTGGTGCTGGCCTTTCGCGGCCGCGACAAGACCGCCACCCGCGGCCTCGACGGGGTCAGTGGCGTCATCGACGCGGTGCTGGCGGCAATCTGCGGCTGGACCCCGGACCCCGCCACCACCGGCGTGTTCGAAATGCGGGGCCTGCGCCTGGTGTCGATGGCCGGCGACGCGCTGGTCTATCAGATCGATTTCGTCCTGCCCGATCATCTGGAGGTGATGACATGACCCCGATCCCCGAAAGGCCACGCGCCGGCGGCTCCTACGTCCTGGACCCCAGGACCGGCAAGCTCAGCCGGCGCATCGACGCCGCACCGGCGGTTCCTGCGCCTGAGCCTGAGCCCGAGCCGAAACCGAAGCCCGAACAGAAGGAGCCCGGCAAATGAGCCGTCTCAGCCGAAAGACCATGATCCACGCCGTGAACGAGGTCACTTACGGTGTCAATCCCGGCGGCTGGTCGTCGGACAAAGCAATCCTCGTTGCCAACCCGCGGATCCGCATCGCCCGGGACGTGGTGCCGCGCGAGCTGGTGCGCGACTATCTCGGCGGATCGGATCACCTGATCGGCACACGGCGTGCCGAGATCGAGTTCGATGTCGAGATCGCCGGTTCCGGCGCCGCCGGCACTCCCCCGCCCTACGGGCCACTGCTGCGCGCCTGCGGGCTGGCCGAGACGATCACGGCCGCCTCGCATGTACGTTACACACCGATCTCCGAGAATTTCGAGAGTGGCGCGATCCGGTACGTGGTCGATGGGGTCATGTATTATTCGAGCGGCTGCCGGGGGTCGGTCAAACTCGACCTGACGGCCTATCAGCGCCCGATGATGAAGTTCCGGTTCATGGGCTACGACAGCTGGGCGGTGGCACACGACGGGGTGAACACCGATTTCACCGCCTGGCAGCGGCCGCAGGTGATCACCGAAGCCAATTCCGGCGACATCCGCCTCGGCGGCACCCAGGCCGCAGGCGGCGGCGTCACCGGCGGCGCCGTACTGGTCTCGCGTGGGCTCGAGATCGATCTTGGCAACACGCTGAGCCACATCAAGCTGCTGCGCGGCGAGGCAATCGACATCACCCAGCGCGACGCGATGGGCAAGATGAGCGTGGCGCTGAGTGCCGCCGACGAAGTTACCTGGCGCACCGACATCACCAACAACGTGGTGACATCGCTCGGCTTCAACCACGGCAGCGAGGCCGGCAACAAGGTGGTGGTCTTTGCCCCGAGGGTGCAGCGCGTCGATCCACAGGCCGAAAACTATGAGGGCCGCCACCTGATGAGCACCGAACTGCGCCTGCTGCCCAATGCCGGCGACGACGAACTGGCCATCATCATCAAGTAAAGGCGACTTCAATGGGTCTTGAAACCTTCGTACCCGAGCCGCGCGAGATCGAGATCGCCGGTCGCAAGCTGTCGATCACGCCACTGAAGATGCGCGAGGTGCCGGGCTTTACCAAAGCCATCGCGCCGGCGATGTCGCATCTGGTCACCGGCAATCTGAACGGGGCGCTGCTGTGGCATGCCGAGGCGGTGATCACCGCCACCGCGATCGGCGCCCGGGTTGACCGTGGCTGGATCGACGGGCTTGACCCGGACGTGTTCCTGCCACTGGTCGCGGCAGTGTTCGAGGTCAATACCGATTTTTTTGCCCGATTGGTGCTGCCGCAGATACGCGCGGCGGCACAGGACCTGACAGCAGCGATCCAGGCATCTCTTGGGGCCTCTGGTTCGCCTGGCTCGGACGACGGGGCTGGCGGTTTGCCGACCTCCTCGACCTGACGCTGGCCCAGGCCGAGGCGCTGACCGAAGGCCATCTGGAGGCGGACGACCTGCATCACGACCGCCTGGCGGCGACGATCCGGCGCGGGTTCTGGGGTAACGGCAAAAGCGGCGGATCGGGCGGCGGCGACGACAGCGGCGAATTCGCCGATGTGGCCGCGGCGCTGGCGATGTTCGGCATGAGGGAGGAGTGACGTGGCGTTTTCCGAGATGGTTGCGAAGATCCGGATCGCGGTCGACAAATTCGAGGCTTCGGGCGATTTCAAGGCGCTTGAGGTCGAGATGAAGCGGCTGGCCGACACCGCCGGAAAGGCGACCAAGCCGGCGCAGGATGGCGCCAAAAAGCTCGGCCTGGAGACCAAGCTGGCCGCTGGCCAGGTCGGCAACCTCACCGCGCAGTTCAACGACATCGGCATGATGCTGATGGCCGGGCAAAACCCGCTGCAACTGGCGATCCAGCAAGGCACCCAGATCAGCCAGGTGATCGGCCCGATGGGGGCCGGTGGCGCGGTCAAGGCACTGGGGTCGGCCCTGATGGGGATGCTCAACCCGGTGAGCCTGATCACCATGGGTTCCATCGCCGCCGGCGCCGCGATGATCCAGTGGCTGACCGACAGTGGTGACGCGGCGGAAGGGGTGGAGGACCGGATCAAGGCGCTGAACGAGGCGGTCGGGGCCTATGCGGCCCTGGTCAAGACCGGCAATGCGTCCGAAAAGGATCTGGCCGAAAGCTGGGGCTCCGCCGCCGGTCATGCGCGCGAACTGGCCCGCAGCATGGCGCTGATTGATCGCGATGATGCGCTCAAGGGCCTTGAAGGCGCCGCCGACAGCTTGGCCGAGAAGTTCGGAGGCCTCAGCCGGACGAAACTGGTCTATGACGACGGCATGATGGTGGAAGCCGCCGCCACAATTATAAAAATCGGGGATGCGTTTGATCTCCCGATAGAGAAAGCCGGTTCTCTGGCGTACGCCCTGGAACAGATCGACAAGGCAGGATCGCCGGAACAGACAATCGCGGCGGCGAACCTGCTGGGCGCGGAACTGTTCGAGGCGTTCGGCAGCGCCGAAGCAATCCCGCCCGAACTACGGGAGGCGGCACACGAGGCAGCAGCCGTGGCAGCGGCGGCCGGCA